GTGGACATCCTTGCTTGGGACCAGATGAATTCACGGCTGGGGCCAAGCAAGAAGGTTAATGTGATCCTGATCGGCTTCGGGGCTGCCGATAGGGGTATCGCGCTTTACCAGGAGGCCAAGTGGTTCGGAGGAAAGAAGAACGATCTGGTCCTGTGCTACGGAGGCTCCAGCGGCCAAACCCCTGAATGGGCATATGTGTTCGGCTGGACCGAGCAGGAGATCGTGAAGCGGAATCTGGAGAATCTGCTCCTAGGGAGCAGCGGCGTGAGCACGGAGCTTATCCCACAGATCGAGCTTGAGATCGCGGCCAACTACATCATCAAGGATTGGCACAAGTTCGACTACCTGTCGATAGAGCCCCCAGTCTGGGCCTACGTAGTTTTCATAATTCTCATGGCGATAGCTCAGGTTGTATGCTACATCATCGCGGCTCGCAACAACGCCAGAACGAGGGCGGGCTGGTAGTCAGGGCAGGAAGTTAATAATTAACGTAGTCTCAATTGGCACGGGCGGGTTCGCCCGTGCTTGTCTTTTAGCCATCCTTCGGCTCTGCAAATCCACTCATCGGCTGTTTTGTACAGGTCAAAGTCATCTGCGCCGTCAGCCTTGTTCCGGTACACGCCAAGCTTTGGGGTGATCGTACAGATGATCTGAACTTCCCCTTTCTTGGCTGTCCCCTTATCGGTCTCACTTATTTGAGGAAGCATAGAGTCTAAATCATCTTCGTCCCAGGGATGAGAATGCCAGGAGCCTAGAGAAACACATTTTGGAAATAGCTCTGATAGTATATTAGCAAAAAGAACCTCGTCCTCCTCGGCGGCATAGATATTACCTTCTCGGGAAGTGATATACGGGGATAGCAGGGCGTGCTCAACAGAATGTGTGCGGACAACCCTTCTCCCGATCAGTGGGCCATAGATTTCACGATCCCGGGACGCGAGGGCCAAGGCCACCATGCGGAACCATTCCGATTCAAGCAGAGATATTTTGGGGTGCTTCATCCAGAGTTCCTTTGCCGTTTAAGCTCAACTAGATTGAGTGCTCGCAGAGCATAGCCTATGATATCGCTCCAGGGCGATTCACCAAACGCATCCTTATCCGTGGAAATCCTGCACTGTTTGTCGATCACCCGCAGCATGATCAAAGCGTCGTCGAACTTCTCGGGAGGCACGCCGTCAGGATAGAGGATCTTCATGATACCTCTAGACCGCTCTATGGAGTCTCCATAAGCCGCCTTCTTCTCTGCAACGAGTTTCCCTATCTTCCGGCCCGTCTGCTCGTAAGAAGAGCCGCAGAGAGGCTCCAGGACCACCGTGCGAGTCTCAGGATCGTAGTAGCGAATACAATCAGCCCGCCCAAGGGCATTGATGTAGGCCATCTCAGCCAGCGCTCCAGTAGATTGCTCCCATCTTGGAAGAAAGCAGATCAGATCGCAGTCTCTGAGAAGCTCGAAATCTCGGGCCAGGTACTCCCACACAGGGCGTATGTTCTTGTTTGTCTCCTCGTTGAAGCCGTCCATCTCACGGCTGATTTCGGCGGGAGTGACTACTTTGTAGCCTTGCTTACGAAGGATGGCGGCAACCTTATCGAACACGGGAAAGTTGAGGTTAGGCAGTCCCCGCATGGGACCAGCTAGGTAGAGTTTCAGTTTTTTGGTTCTTTTGGTCTTCTTGGCCATTAGACTATCCCTGCATCGTCAATGGCCCGCATCATTTTCTCATGCAACTCTACGGGCATAATCGTTCCGTTATTGCCTCTGCCAACCCGCACAAGAACGCCCTTCTCGACTAGTTTCTTAACATCGGTCGATATGGTCCGCTCGGGGATCTCAAGTTGCGTGGCTATGTTGGAGGCGGTCGGGCGGGGGCCATCATTAAGTACGCGCTCATCCCAGGCCTGCCTGAGCGTCCGAATGATCTGATCATCTCGGCTAACGAGCCTTAGAGCCCGAGCCTCTTTTAGCATGAACTGCTTTGCCCGCTCTTCTAGACTTGGCTTTGCCGCTCTTGGTTTTCTTGCTTTGCTTTTTCTTCGTGTTTGTTTTGGCTGACCTGCTTTGGGAGTTGAACCGCGACCAGTTGAGCGATTCATAGGTTTGGACCTCCGTTTCTGTGCTTGGAACAGAGAATGTGTGTCCCCTTACCGAATATCCATGCTCCTCTTTTTCATCTCGTTCGAGAAGCACAACACCAAACTCAGGTACCCACTTGAGCAGCCCATTCAGTTGGGCATACTTAGTCTGTCCTTGGAAACAAGGACATATAACCACCCACTTCTTGTGGAATACTGCACGGCGATATTTATGCTTGTGCCCCCGAATGAGGTAGGCGGTTGGGGGTGCTCCGTAATGATACTCACCCAAGGCCATGTTGCGGGCTTCTTTTTCCATAACCATGCCGTCGTATTCAGCAGAACGGCTTTCGGGATGATGAGCAAAGTTCATCACAATACCCGGGGCAGCCTCGATCCGTGCCGAGACACCCTGATAAAGTATACCAAAGTCTCTATCAATCGGGGCGAGGGGATTATCGGTGCCTTCATGATAAATCGTTCCGCAAACCCGTATAATCTTGGTGGGCTGATCCTTTTGGACGCGAAGGCACGCACCAAAAATTTTGGCCTGCTCATAGAAGTTAGTCGTAATTAGCCTGTCCCCGCGGGTCTTTCGTTGCTGCCCGTCAATCGCGTCCCCCAGTAGGACCAGTAAATCCAGCTTCCCAAGCCATGCGAGCGAATCTGTCCAGCATTGCCATAGGTATTCTTGTAGCGGGTTCTGACGACCGAACTCGCTGTCGGGCGCAAGAAGTCCATAACGACTACCACAGTGAGTATCTGAGATGATGCCGATTCTCTTTGCTTCTCTCATAGTTTTCCCTCTTCTGTTGGGACTCGTGATTAACTCTCGGTACGCTCTATATTGTAGCACTATATGCCCCCAAGATCAACTACACTTTGGCATTTGGGCTTGACTAATTACTAGTTTGGTCGCTATACTTATGGGTACAGAAAGAGCGTCCAAATGCGATTCTACGCCATTCCAGAAACGATCCGGCGCTACATAAGGTGCTCTGGAGGCATGGCGTCCGAAGTGACGTAATGCTGGCTCAGAGCAGCGATGGGAAGTCACTATATCTCATATGTCGAGGACGTACATATGAACTGCCTATTGGGGCCTTTGTCCAGCATTGGCTCAGAGAAATCCCAAGTAGCGCGGGGGCGGGAGTGACGGAACGGAATACGCGTCGGGCCTAAAATCCGATGCCCGCAAAGGTGTCAGGGGGTCGATCCCCCCATCTCTTCATTTTTCTTGTAAAATACCTAGACTATTAGCCCTAAAGTGTGTATTATGTAGCGGTTTCGCGATTTAGGAATTTCTATGCCATCCACGTCAAGTAGAAAAAAAGATTTATCCAGGCGGGACCGGACCATCCTGGAGGGATCGATTCGCGCCCTCGAAAGAGTAGAGATCGAACTACAGCGCAGGCACAGCATATGTGAGCCAACGTGGTATAAAATGCCAGATCTACTCTGCCCTCAAGGGTACAATTTCGGTGAGTGGGACAAGGTAGCGGGGCGAGTAAAGCGCGTTCGGATGGCACAGCCTGAATCTGATCAGGCCTACAAAAAGCGTCAAAATGCGGCCCTGTTTGAGTTCGTCACGACCAAGCTATATATTACAAAAGACGGCCGTAATATTCCCATTATTGTGGTCCCCAAAATGCTTGAGTTTGTGGCCGATATTTTCTTCAAACGTACTACCAAAGCCATTTTATGGAAGGGAAGAGGTACAGGCGGGTCACTGTGTGCTGCTGTTTTGATCTGGCTGTGCATGGTATATCATAAGATGTCGTTCGTTGATATGGCGGGAGCGTTGGAGCAGGCCAAAATAGTGTACGATTACGTGACGCAGTTCTGGGGATGCATTCCCAATTTGAAAAGAAACTTGGTCGTCGGGGATCCGCTCATATCATCTACTAAGCTCATTACCGGAACCCATTTTCGAGCTATCACTACTACGGAAAAGCAGGCGCGAGGCAAGCATGTTCCTGGCCTCGTCCTCGACGAATCGTCAATCATTCCAGGTACCATGATTATGACCAAGGGGGGCGTGCGGCCCATTGAGGAAATCGAATCTGGAGATATTGTCTTAAGTAGGGGCGGCGAATGGAATAAAGTATTGCGGCGCATCAGCCACCCATATTCCGGAAAAATATTGAAATTGAAGGGGCGGGGAGACGGGATCGGGGCATGGATTACGGAGGAGCATAGAGTTTTCGGGATTACTGGTGTAGGCGTAATCAGGAAAGGCAAGGACAGGGTTTTTGCCTCTAAAGATACACAGGTTGCGCCTCCCGATTGGGTGCGGGCGTGGGATTTCGATGTTGGGGACATACTGGCATATCCAAGATCGAGACAAAGAGGAGGGGACTCCCCTGAATTTTTGCGGTCTGGTGATGAGCAACTGTGGCGGTTTTTGGGATACTGGTGTGGGGATGGCTGCGCTCCCGTAACGAAAACTGGAAACTACCCAGTTAAACTAAACCTTGGAAAAGCGAAAGATTTTTTCGTCCCCGACGCAATGCTCTGCATGGAGCACGTTACTGGAAAACTACCGAAACGGTATGAATTTCCCTCACGGAGCGGCTCGATAGATTTAGTGGTTTCTAGCTGTAAGGAGTGGTGGGAGATTCTTCGTAACCAGATAGGGATTTCAGATGATCGGGGAATTCCCGTCGAGTGGCTGGAAACTGCGTCAGACGAAGACCTACGACAGTTTCTAATTGGACTATTCCGAACCGACGGCGGCGCGACCGTTCGGCCTGATGGTGTTCTATGTGGCTGGACATGGGTCGGAACATCGTCGTCTTTAGCAATGAATGTAATGTACTGTACCAGCAGGCTGGGAATACCGGCATACGTGGCGACTAGGGAGCCCAACAGATATGGAGCGCCATGCAAGCGAGTATGGAGCGTCAAAATTAGCTGGGGGGATGCTGTTGACCTCCTGAACAAAGAGGACATCGAAGGAAAAAAACTTCCGGGCAAATTGTTTAGGGGGAAACAGTGGTGTGATGAGTCGAGATGGTACTCAGTAATTCAATCGATTGAGGAAGATCATTTTGAGGGGGAAGTCTATGATCTTCAGGTAGAGAATGATCCATCTTTCGGATGCCTGCAACGGATGATGTTGCATAATTGCCAGCGAGATAGTGGTTCTGACGATTCATTCAAGGCTGCAATGAATATTACTATGTCAGAGCCTGAGCATATGATCATCATGCTCTCTACTTTTCACGTCCCGGTAGGTATGTTTCAGCAGTATTGGGATTTTGCCGAGGAGCGTGGATTTACACGGTATAAATGGACTGTTTTTGATGCCATGTCTAAATGTGATGCTGGCGTCGAGTTCATCACGGAGGATGATCCAACAGCTCGGGCATTCTGCAGAACTAGTTGCCCCCTAACAGAGCAGGTTGATGTTAAAGGTGAAGATGGACAGGTAATAGGTAAAGCATATAAGGGATGCGATGGCAAAGCGCGTGACGGAAAGGGATTTCTAGACCGTGAGAATGTAATTAATGCTAAGATCATGAATACCGGATCCGAGGTTTTTCCCGTCGAGTTTTGCTGCGAACGCCCTAGGTTTTCCGGGCCAATTTATGGCCTCGAAGCGATAGAGCGCGCGGTTGTTGAGGAAGTCGAAGACCCCAACCCTGAGGAGGGCCGTCTATGCGTGGGAATTGACTGGGGAACTGTTGAGGGCGCGCTAGTCTTGCTGAAGGACTGTGGAGATTTTATTGGGGTGATTGCATCTAGACTTATCTCAGCGCGTATTGCTTCTGATTTCGCCGAAATACTCTATGAGTGGCAGGATACCTATGGTCATTTTGAAGTCTTTGCCGATGCTTCCCATCCATTTGAGAATAACGAACTTGATGATATGGGATTTGATATCACTGCGGTTGACTTTGGCGTGCTGAAAGACGATGGCATCGCTAATCTACTCCGACTATTCGTTCATGATAAAATCAAAATCATTGAGGCTGGAAATGATAGACTCATCCAACAGCTTAAGCATTTTCACCGAGACGGGAAGACAGGAAAAATAGTTAAGAAAGATGATCATGGACCTGACGCATTGATGTGCGCGACCATAACCTTTGATTTCAGGGAGCTTTGGCCCGAGCTTATTTCTGTTCGTGGGGGGCAAGAAAATAAGGGCCGAAGACGAAATCTTGACGAAAAAGGTGTTGACAAGGACACTAGTATCCTGTTATTCTAATAGTGTGTAGACCGAAGTTTCATAGATATTTCGCCGAAGGGAGCTTACCATGTTCAAGGGTGCTTTTCTGACTAAGAGTATTCGTGATCGGCTTGGGGTTGTTCAGCCAGTCATCGCCAAAGAAGAGGCCGCAGAGGAAAAGGCCGAGGAAGCTTCCGACGTCCCCGCTGAGGCCCCTGAAGCCAAGGCTGATGAGAAGGCTGACGAGAAGGCTGATGAGAAGGCTGACGAGAAGGCTGACGAGAAGGTTGATGAGAAGGCTGATGAGGCCGCTGCCGAGGAAAAGCCCGCTGAGGCTGCTTCCGATAAGGAGGAATAGCCTTGAGTTCCAATGATACGTTTATACGCCCCTGCGGGGGTACCGAGCTTGTCATTGAGCTAGACCGACTTCCTTGTGAGAGCTGTTTCGATCAGCTCTCACATTGGGGCCTCCCCAGCGAAGGTAAGAAGCTCAAGTGCCAGAAGTGCGGCAATTGGCTGAGCACTATTCGAATTGATAAGGATGCTTTTACGAGTGACGACAGTAGATGGAAGACTCCAGTAGCGTATACTTTCTTTAAGCATACGTACGGAACGCTCGACGAGGCTAAGCGGCACTTTAAGGCTGTTGGACCAAGGCGCTATACAGACGACAACGAGATTGAGCTTATTCCACACGTATGGGCCGAAAATTCTAGCGCCTATATAGTTGTCATGTATCCTCTTTCTTGGTTCGCTCCAGGCACGGTTAAGGCTCGTTGGGAGCAATTTGGGATGACTATTTTCGCTGGTGATTTACGGGATGAGTATGAGCGGCAGACTCCTACTCATGAAGAGTTGGCCGAAACCGCAGATATGTTGGGAGGAATCTAACATGGGTAGACTTGCAAACTTTTCGTTGCGTGGACAGGGCAAAGGCGCCCAGTCATCTCAGGTCGCTGTAGCGAATGGGAAAGCCGCGGCCCCAGCACAGATGACCACTGATGCTAAGAGTTCGTCCAGTGGGAATGCTGCTCCCAAGTCCGGCGCAGCGGCTTCTTCTGCACAGGGCACGACAGCCCCAAGTGGTACAGGTGTTGCGGGCGTGCAGCCTCTTCCGGTTGGCCAGACTAATCAGAAAGAGCAGCCCTCCGGCCCAGGTCGTAAGGGTACGCGGGATCGGGCAACTGTACTTCCTCTCGGAACACAGAACCAGACTACACCTCCAGGGAAGCCGCTTGGCCCGAAGGTGTAGCTGAATGGCGCGCTATCGCTACAAGGTCATCCCCCTACCTGAGGATGACGACCTTGAGGCCGCACTAAACAGGTTGGGCACAGACGGGTGGAAGCTCGTCTGTGCTGAATCTGAGCGTCTGATCCTCATTTCCGATAAATGTATTTGTATACCTCGTTCTGGAGATAAGTCGAACTCTTGTGAAATTGAAAAATAGGAGCCGATATGGGCAACGGAAAGACTAAAGAATTATCTTCGACCGAACGGGAGGACATTGTCGCTGCTATCGAAGAGAAAGCAAGCAACGAGGCTCCCGTCATTGCGTCATTTCTAAATGGAGCGCCCCCGCCAGCTACGATAGAAGAGATCTTAGAAAAAGGTCTCTCCCAGCAGATGCAACAGAATGTCACCAATTTTAATGCTTTATTCGGCGAATCGAAGATAATTCAGCCTCCTTATGACCCGTTCAAGCTCGCGTTGCTCCTCGAACAAAATACAAGGCTCAATCGCGCTTGTCAGATCCGTGCTCGAAATACTGTGGGCCTTGGCTGGGAAATTGCCTCACGACCATACGACAAGACTCTGGACGAGCCCCCCGAGGAAGAGTCTTTGCGAAAAGAGCGTGACATGCTCGCGCCCCTCTTCACCAACCCAAATGATAAGATCCCGTTTACAGAGGTTGCCTATCGTGAGAAGCTTGATGAAGAGGCGACGGGCAGCGGCTACGTCGAGATAACTCGGGACGGCACCGGAAAAATAGATGGCATTTATCACATCCCCGCGCACACCATGCGAGTTCGCCAGGGCGACCTGGGCTTTGTTCAGATCAGAGGAACTTCAAAAGCTTTCTTTAAGCCCTTTGGTGAAAAGCGGGTCATGAACAAGGGCAATGGGAAGTATGAAACCACAACCGCATCGAATCGGGCAACTGAAATAATTCCGTTCACACTCTATTCCCCCCGAAGCTCATATTACGGTATTCCCAGATGGATATCCTCGGTGGCCGCAATTCAGGGCTCCCGCCTCGCGGCGATACGGAACATTGCGTTCTTTGAAAACGACGCGGTGGGCCGGCTGGCTATTGTTGTTTCTGGTGGGCAGCTCTCCGATAAATCAGTCGCTGGTATTCAAGATTTTTTGCGTGCCGACGCAAAGGGGCCGGAGAAAGCCCACCGCGTAATGGTTCTTCAAGCTGAGCCCCGAAAAGTTCTCGGTTCGCGCGGGCCGGGGACGGGGACCAAGATTGAGGTGGTTCCTCTCACTGTTGGTATAACCGAAGATGGGTCGTTTTTAGGTTATCGTAAAGCCAACGACGAAGAAGTTCGAGAATCGTCGGGGTTGAGTTCACCATATTTTACTAGCGAAGGAATCAACAGGGCAACCGCATCTGTGCTTCGAAAAATCGCCATCGAACAAGAACTCATCCCCGATCTAAAATCCCATGAATGGACTTGGAATAGCACCGTAGTCCAATCATTTGGCGTTAAGGACGTAATGCTGCAGTTTGTGCGACCGAAAGTTTTGGATACCCTAGAAGAGGCGACGGTTCATGGCATCCTACAGAAGGCCGGAGTCGCCTCCATCAACGAATCACGCAAGGCTCTTGGTCTACCTCCGTTTCCTGATGAATTGATTTTTGGTCAGCTCCCCTTGCCCTTTGCTATGTTGTTTCTGGACATGGGGCTATCCGCGCAAGGAATGGTAACTCCTAAAGGCCCGCAGGCATGGGAGCCCCCGGAAGCCGAAGATACTGGAACTATGCCTGACGCCGATGATGAGGACGCGAGCGATAACGATGATAATGATGACGGCAACGACGACGGCAATGAGAAAATTCGTACCCCCACGGGGCATCGAGTCTCTAAGGACGCTCGGGGAATAGTCAAGGCTCTTACAGGCGTTGCCATGTCGGCCAAGGAATTCTTAAAGACTGAACTGGGGCGCGACGTTCTCGATGCTGAGGTAGTTTTGCAGCATCCAGACGGAACAATCATTGATCGCGTTCCCCTCAATGATGTTGTGACGAGAAAGTAAGGAGGCTTTCCATGCTTAGATTCGAGTTCACAACCGAACGACTGGAGGCGTATAAAGACCAACAGGGACGCATGCATATTCGGGGCGTGGCCTCGGATAATCTGGAAGACCTTCACAGGGATAGAGTCTCCAAGGCAGCCTTGCGAAAAATGGTCCGCCAGTGCAAGGACGGGCTTCCCCTGCTTCCCGATCATCGCGCTTCTTTTGAGATCGGTAAATCTGTCGGAGCCGAGCTTAGGAAGAACGAGCAGAACAATTCTTTCGAGTTAGTTGTAGACTATCTGCTTTTCGAAGATTTTGCCGAAGCGCGTACCCTTTTCCGCGAAATTCTGGCTGCCGAGTGCTGGCGGCAGCTTTCGATTGGTGGATGGCTAAATCCTAAGAATGATAAGGCGGCATACTACGAAGAAACAGAGGACGGACGTTCCCGCCGCGTTCTTAATGATTTAATTTTGGATCATGTTGCTGTTACCAGGGCCAACTTTGCGGCGAATCCCCGCACAGGGTTTGTGGACGCGATGTACAAATCACTGGAAAATAACGGCTTTTCACTGGACGAAGAGCAGGGTGTCCTGATAAAAGGCGAAAAGTATGGTGTTGACGAAACAGAAAATAATGGTCCTGGACGAAAAAACGTTGCGAGAAATTCCTTGACAGAAGAGCCCCGAGCTAATAATATTAAACAGACGGGAAACGCGGATACGGGAGACGTCGCTATGGATATACTCCTTAAGGGAACTGTTCCCTACAAGGCTTGGCCCCTCGCTGCTGAGGAGCGCTGGGACTGGTCCGACTCCCGGGATGGGACCGCCCTGCTTGGTCGCAACCTAGACAATTGGTCACGGTATAAGCAGGCGAATACATATTTTGATTCCAGCCTCGGCACCACCCCAACTGTCAAGGGAGCTTATTCCCTACCTCATCATAAGCTTGTTAGTGGCTCTCTTAGAACATTCATTGGTGGAGTACAGCGTGCTATAGCCGCCCTAAACGGCGCTCGTGGTGGTTTCCGTAGAGATACGACAACCGCGGGCCGTCAGTCATTGTATAATCATCTATCTAAGCATTATTCACAGGCTGGGCGAACCGCTCCGCCATTGCGGTCAGATTGGCTTAGGAAAGTTCGCCATGAAGTACTGCCCGTTAGCTGGGCGGCGGCCGTTGAGAAAGATTACGAGGACTGCGTATTCGGCCTCGAAGAGGCAGGCATCGAGATTCCAGAGTGGCTGACACTTGATTGGTGGAGAACGTGGGATCCCACCATTACCGGCGCGGATACTCCACCAGTTGAGGAAAAGGACGCGTGGCTCCTGGATATAGAGAAGATGGTTGAGCCTGCTGAAGCAGCGGCTACTGATCCCGATAAGGAGGCGGATACTATGGACGGAAAAACCGATAAGGTTGACGAGGCTGTAGTCGTTGAAGAGAAGGCCGAAGAGCAGGCCGAAGCGAAGGATGAGGCTACTGAGGCTACTGAGGCTACTGAGGCTACTGAGGCAGCTGCATCTGAGGAAGAAGTTAAGGCCGAAGAGGTAGCCGAGCCCGAGGCCAAGGCTGAGGAAGCAGCAGAATCCGATGAAGCCAAGGCTGATGAGAAGGCTGACGAGAAGGCTGACGAGAAGGCTGATGAGAAGGTTGATGAGCCTAAGGCCGAAGAGCAAGTTGAAGAGAAGGCCGAGTCCAATCGTTTGGATGCTCTTGAGACGTCCGTAACAGCTTTGGCCGATTCAATTAAGAATATTGCCGCCTCGGTTAAGACGCTGGCTGAGAAGTCAGACGACAGGTCCGAGGAAACAACAGATAAGACGACGGAGACAGATACCCAGGTTGAAGAGAAGACGGACGAGGAGAAGACGGAGGAAGCTGCTGAGGAACTTGAGACTAAGACCGAAGAGCAGACTGAGGAGACCTCTGAGGAATTGAGCGCAAGCGATGTCTTTACCACATTTTCAGAGGTTGCGCGGGGCCTTGGCATGTCCGCAAAGGATGTTCTAGCTCAGGCACTTAAGTCTCTAGTAAACCCAGCTAAGGCAGAGGATGTCGCAAAATCTGTTAGTAGTTCGGTAGCAGCCCTGATCACTAAGTCAGCGGAAGATACCGAGAGGGCAGTGGCCGCAGATGTAGCTGCAAAGATGGACGCCGTGACTAAGAGCATAGACGAACTATCTGGCCGTGTCGAGACTGTCGAGAAGGTCAACGGTGTTAGCCAGTCAGTTGAGGGGCAGGAAGCCCCGGCCGGCCCACCGAAGAGCGGCATCTTCACCGGTATCTTGTCCGGTGGACTAAAGATCTAGGTTAACTTTTAGGTTTGCAACAGGGAGGATATTCCTATGGATAACAAGAATATCATTGAGAAGGCCTTTGCGTCCTCAGATCTCCTAAGTGGAGGCTATCTGAACCCGACGCAGCAGGG